TGGCATGGGGCGCGTACGTCGCTCTGTTGCAGGCGCAGCAGCGCTTCACCGACCCGTCGAGCGCCTCGCTCGGCTTCCCGTCGCTGAAGTTCATGGATGCCGATGTCGTTCTCGACGGTGGCATCGGCGGCTTCTGCCCCGGCACGACGGCGTTCTTCCTCAACACGAAGTACCTGCACTATCGTCCGCACGCGTCGCGCAACATGGTGGCGCTGTCGCCGACCAAGCGTTCCGCGATCAACCAAGACGCGGAAGTGCAGATCATCGGCTGGGCCGGGAACCTGACCTGCTCGGGTCGCCAGTTCCAAGGCCGCTGGAACGGAAGCTGATCGAGGGTTAGTCCCCTCGGTGGGGGCGGGGCCAAAACCCCGCCTCTTTTTTCCAGACACGGAGATCAAGACAATGCCAGCAGCACTTCCCGGCGTGGACCTCACGACCAATCAGGCGAACCCGTCAGCGGGTGCCGCCGTTCTTCTCGATCCTCTCAGCGGCCCGAAGGCTTCGCCCTTCGACGCGCGCAAGATCACTGGCTGGACGGCGCAGGGAATGCCGACCTACGCCAACGATCCACTCAACTGTTCGACGGGCGGTCTTGCGACCGGCATCGGCTTCGGCTTGCAGCCGATCATCAACGGGCTGCCTTCACCGAACGCGGCGGGTGGCGTGTTCGCACCCGGCAGCTTTTGCGACGACTACGTTCCGGGGCAGGACCTACCCTCGGGTGCAGCCGCCGCGAACTCGTCCATCATGTACATCGGCGGCGGTCGCAGTGACGCAGCAGGCGTGACGAACCCGTACGCGGTCGGCATGGTCGGGCTGTGCGGCGCAGGCGCGGGTTCCTCGCGTGATGGTGGCACGACTCCGTTCACGGGCTTCCCGATGAAGACGGTGACGGCAACTGGTACGGTCGCCGACGCGGCTGCTATCGAGACGGGCTTCACCAACCGCACCGGCAAGACGCTCGCCACCGGACAGTCTGCGTTCGGTTCGGCAACGGCAGCGCTCACCGACGTGACCTGACATGGCGAAGAACGTCAACGCTAAAACGTGGGCGTTGGAGCCGGATGCTGAAGGCTATCGGTGGTCGAATGCAGGGGGGAGCGAAAACCTTCCCCCTGTATGGGCTGGCGCTCCTGCTTCACTCAACGCTGTACCCGGCGCGCTCGTCAATTTCTACCAGTGGGCGTCTGATCCGAACGGCGACGCGCTGACGTTTTCGCTGTCGCAGATTCCAACTGGTTATTCGATCACTACCGCAGGCGTGCTAACGGTTGGCTCTGGCAGCGGCACGGTCGTTGTGCGAGCGACTGATCCGGGCGGCCTGTACGCGGAAACCGTCTGCTCGGTTGTTGTATCGCAGCCTACTACCGGCGACGCACATTTCATCATTCCATCAAGTGTTTCAACGTGGGACGCTTCTGTACTTCAGACTCGTGCTACTGGTGGGCAATCCGTTCCTAACAGCATCGTGAATTGCATCGTAGAGTTGAGCGCGGGCACATCGTGGACCGCTGCGACGGGCGGAACTCGTGGTGCTTTGACGATCAAGAAGCCAACCGGAAAGCCTAACGCTAAAATGATCGTGCGAAATCCTTTCGGTGCAAAAGTTACAGTATCCGCCGGTAGCGGAGCATTGTTGACGCTTGATACACCAAAGTCTGTAGTGCTAGACGGTAGCTACGGCACGCCGACCGCAGGCGACGGCACTGTCTGCGGAATTCTGGTTCGTGCCTCGAATGCCAACACCTACGGCGACCAAGCCCTGAAGTGTCTTGGCTACTGGCAGGACTTAACGATTAGGAATATCGAGGTCGATGGGCGGATCTCGACATTTGATGCAACCAAGCTCGGCGTTGGAATCAGCACGAATGATCAGAGCACCGTATGGGGATCGTCAGGTGGCTCTGCGCTGTGGAAAGACGGCTTGCTGATCGAAAATTGCCACGTTCATCACGTCCAAGGCGAAGCGATTTATTGTGGTGGAAACTACGCGGCAGGTGTCGCGCCTCAACGCAACTGCGTCGTGCGCAACAACTGGGTGCATGACACCGGCAGAGATTGTCTGAACTGCAAGGCGTGGTGGGAGGGCGATAATCAGGTTTACGGCAACCTGTTTGAACGCTCCGGGTTGAACATTTCCTCTACATCACCGGAGAACGGCCAAGGTTCTGGCTTGTCGTTCTTCTCCGCCCGCGGGACTGTCTACAACAACACGATCATCGACTCTGGTGAGATCGGGATTAAATTCCTGATCGGCAACGGGCCGATTAAAAATCAGAGCACCGCAGGGGTCTATCCGGCCTACAGCGAGTGGCCGATTTACGTCTACAACAACCTAGTCGTGAACGCAGGCGTCAGGGACGCGGGCAACACGGACGACGGGCGCGGCATCAGCATCCGCATGGGAAGCCCACCGACCAATCTTGTCCCGTACCGCCCAAACATCTACAACAACACTGTCGTAGATAGTGAATCGGCAGGGGTGTTCAGCAACGATGCTAATAATGCGATTCTGCCGGGATTCGTTCGCAACAACGTGCTGATCGGCAATTTGGTGCCGACTGACTTAAGTGGGCAGATGTCTGGAAAAGACGCGAATAATAAGACCACGGGCACGTTGACGGCAGCTTACAAACTGACCGCCGAGGACGTGGCGGTGGGCACGATAGGCGTGGATATTTCGGCATTCGATCACGACAATGTATCGCGCACTCCCGTTGCGTCAAAAGGCGCATACGAGTTCGCATAGGGACAACCAATGAGCATTTACACAGACGGCACTGCCTCCAATTGGGCCGAGAACACCGGCACTCCTCCGTACATTGCGTTTCCTATCTCGATTGCGCTGTGGTTTAAACGAATTGCGGACGTCGCAGGAACATTGATGGTGTTGGGTGAGTCCGCGACCTCTCTCGAAAGTTTCGAGTTGGGCGTGACTACGACGGGTGCCGTCACAGCCAAGGCCAGTGACGCGTCGGCAGGCACGTCGGCTACGTCGATTGATGCCGACGACATCAACGTGTGGCATCACGCTTGTGGCGTCTGGATTTCGCCCACGGAGCGCTACGCTTACATCGACGGTGTGCAGTCTCCCGTAAGTGCAGTTTCTCGTAATCCGGTAGCGGCACTGTCCGCGCCTGCGCTGCGTATCGGTGCGAAGCTGGACGGCTCAATTCGGCTCAACGGACTGACAGGACATTCTGCTGTTTGGTCCGTCGCGTTGGAACCCGCAGAAGTTGCTTTGTTGGCGGCAGGGGCTAATCCGGAAACTGTTCAGGGCAGTGCCATCAGACCCTACTATCCCGCTGACGTTATCGGCACTGTCACGGACGACGCAACTGGAACATACGACCTGACGTTTTCCGATACGGCAGCTTTCAATGCCGATAATCCTCCAGTTAATCCGGCGACAGCCGCTCTGGCGTTGAAGCTTTTCGCGCACTCGTCTGCAGTAAGCGCGACGGGCGTTGCAGGTGCAGTGTACGAGGTTCCCGCAGGCGGCGACATTTTCGGGCCGAAGATAGGCGAGTTTACGGGACAGACATTCGGGGCCACGCTGGAAGGTGGCAAGGCGGTCTTGCTTGTGCCGGTGTCTGCTTTTGGTGGCGACGCGCTTACCATTGCAGACACCCCAGTCGTCTTTGCACGCAACACTGATTTTCATACGGACGCGACACCCTGCACAGTGGTGGAGCCGTAAATGCCAACCCCCTACCTCTCTGCATGGTCGCCCCGCCTGAACGGCGGTGTCCCGTCGTGGGAGTTGCGACAGGCAACGTGGCAGGCAATAGAGGCGCTTGCTGCGTCAGAGAACCGCATCACGGCAACTCCGGGGTTGACGGTTGGCAATACACTTGAATGGACTAACTACCCGGACGTAGAGATTTTCTCCGACGCTTCGTTCCGCGCGAAGGACACGGTTACGTCTTTCGACGTTCGCTGCTTAAACAACTCTTTCGACTGGGGCGCGTGGGGAACGCAGGTTCTGACTGATCCCGTAGCAGGGCCGCCAGTCATTAACACGCCTGCACTCGAACCAGTTCGGTATCAGGAACCGTTCTCGCAGCAGCTTTCTGCGACCGGCGACGCGCCGATTACATGGGACGTCTCGGCCGGAACACTTCCGACTGGATTGACATTGTCGTCCACGGGCCTGCTCTCCGGCACACCGACGGCTGGCCTGCAATCGTTTAGCTTCACTGCGCGTGCAACGAACACCGCAGGCAACGACACGCAGGCGTACTCCGGCACGGTTATCACACCGGCCCCGATTGCACCGACTATCGACACGCTGACGCTGAATGCGATGTCGGTCGGTGTGGCGTTCAGTCAGCAGCTTGCGGCGACGGGCGACCCTACAATTGAATGGGCGCTCTACTATCCAGCACTGCCGGTCGGATTAACGCTGTCCTCTGCGGGCCTCGTATCTGGCACACCGCAGAACGCAGGGGGCTACATCTGCACGGTGTCGGCAACGAATGAAACCGGGCAGAGCTTGCAGGAGTACAGCGGCACGGTAGCAGGAGCGCCTGACATCACGTTGCTGACCGTGCAGACACCAATCAGCAAGGGCCAGTTCTATTCGCAGCAGGTGACGGCTTCGGGCATCCCTGCACCGACGTTCAGCGTCGTCGCAGGCACGTTGCCGACTGGTTTGTCATTGTCTTCCGATGGCTTCCTGAACGGCACGCCGACTGCTGAGGGAACGTACAACTACACGGTTCGCGCCACCAACACTTCCGGCTCTGACGATCAGGCGTACACACAAGAGGTGGTCGAAGTGCCAGTACCAACCGAGGACCTGAGCCTGAACGGCGCAATCCTGTACGTCACGGGCGGACCCACGGTCAACGAGGGGCTATTCAACTACTTCGGTGGAACGGGCACGACGCTGAAGGACCGCGAGCGTGCGTGGATCGAAGCGCTGACGGCGGTGCGTGGCACCATCGAGGATATGTGGCACGACTACCTGTTCAACGTGCGCGGATACGCAGGCAGTCGCAACGACATGGAGCTTCGGTTCTGGCAGGACGGCGGCGCGGCAGGAACGCCCACGGTTGTGACGAAGGGCTACACGGCAGTCTGGGCGCAGTTCGCAGCGTCGGCGTGCGGCTACCGGCTCAACCCTGCGGGTGGCTCGCTGTCACCGGACAACCTGTTCGCAGGCGGAACCATTGCGCAGCTTGCTGTCACCGACAACGACGTCCTGTACATCGTGCCGCTTGCAGGCTCACAGTTCCCCGACATCGCGCCGGGGTTCGTCTGGTTCAGTTTTGGCGCAGACCCCTTTGACACGATTGCGCTAGAGTGGGACAACATCGACCGCTACGTCGCGGTGGTTGATGGCGCATACGCGCAGGCACAGAGCAACATCGGCCTGCCTGTGCGAGTTCGGTTGAGCGGCGATACACCATAACTAGGAGAACGAGTAGTGCGTGAAGTCAGCATCGAGGATCAAGCCTACAACGCGGAGAACGTCACCTTCGGGGACGACCGCCTTGGCGTGATGTTCTATTTGAAAGTGGTCGAGGACGCGGAACGTACGCTGGCCGAGGGCCGCCGTTGCTTCAAGGAACGCGAGTACGTCCGCATCATGGTACCGGGGGATCGCAGCAACGTGGTCGACCGTCCGGTGCAAGTCACTGGCGTGATCCCGACCGACGACCGGCTGCGCTTCTCGCGCCACTACGAGCGGTTTAAACAGCAGAAGGAGCAGGCTGTGCATGACGGCACGCCGCTGTCGCTGTGGCCGCTGATCCCTGCCGCGCTGGCCGAGGAAATGAAGTTCATCAACATCTTCACGGTCGAGCAGCTTGCGGAACTTTCGGACACGCACGTCGGCAAGATTCCCAACGGGCAGGTTTTGAAGCGCAAGGCGAAGGAATTCATCATCGCGCTGAAAGATCAGGCGCAGGTTGCCAAGTTGCAGACGGCGCTCGATGAACGCGACAACCGGATCGACACGATGGAAAAGGCAATCGCGGAGCAGGCCGCGCGCATCGAAGCCATGTTGAAAAAGCTGAAATGAGCTACCTCGCCGAATCCGCCGTAAACGCACCGCAGGACCCGAACGGGCGGCCTTACGCGTGGCATCGGCGAGTTGCTGCGTTGGAAGCGAACGACGCAGTGGCGCTGGAAGCTGCCATCAACAACTACCTTGCGTCACTGCGCACCGCGTACGAGTACGTCGCGCTCATCGACATCACGTTGGTGAGTCCGGCGAACAACAAGACGCTGGCGCTGATTTCCTACGGCTGGTTCGAGCGCGAAGTTTACTGAGGACTGCACATGTCACGCTTCCAGACCGCAGGCGACCTCATCAACCGAGTGGCCGTGAGCATCGGTTTAAACAAGGTGCCAAACCCGTTCGCGTCGTCGGACCCCGCGTTCATCCAGTTGTGCGCGCTCGCCACCGAAGCGGGGCAGGACCTTGTGCAGGAATGCGCGTGGCAGCAGTTGGAGCGCACGCACAGCTTCACGACCACCGTGCCGCCCGACACGGGCATTTACGATTTGCCTGCGGACTTCGGCTACATGATCGACCAGACGGGTTGGCAGCAGGGGTCTCCCGGCGCGGCGTACCCGCTGCTGGGGCCTGCTTCGCCGCAATGGTGGAGCTACCTCGAAGCAAGCCAGCTATACACGGTCACGATCTACGCCTTCTTCCGCATTGCCGAAGGCAAGCTGCAACTGTGGCCGCAGCCGCCGCCCAACGGCATCCCGATTGCGTACAAGTACATTTCCCGCGACTGGGTGCTGGATGGCACCTCGCCGCCGACTGCGCCCGTGTACAAGGACAACGTAGGCACTTCGAGCGACACGCCGCTGTTCGAGCCGATCCTGTTCCTGAAGAAGCTGAAGCTCATGTGGTTGCAGGCGAAGGGCTTCGACACCGGCTACGCCAAGGACGAGTTCGTCACGGCGCTCGAATCGTGGAAGGGCAAGGACAAGTCTGCGCCGATCCTGTCGCTGAACGGACCGCGCCAGTACAGCGCGCCGTACCTCTCCGACTGGAACGTCCCCGAAACTGGATTCGGTAGCTGACCATGCCCTTCCAGCCCGGACAAAAATTGCAGGAGCTTGCCGTACGCAGGCGCACCCCGTCCAAGCAGACGACGCAGGCGCTATTCCTGCCGTCGTCGCAGGGCGGCATCAACGCCATCGACGGCGCGGCGCAGGTGCCTCCGCAGGACGCGCTGCGGCTTATCAACATGGTGCCGCAGGAGTACGGCACCGCCGTGCGCAAGGGGCATGTAGAACACTGCGAGCCGGTGCCGCTGGGGGATGGCGTCAAGACGCTTATCCCATTTACGTCCAAGACGACTGACACCGATACCTCGAAGCTGTTTGCTGTGACGAGCGACGGCATCTACGACGTGACGACGCCGGGCATGCTCCCGGTGCAGGTGTTTAACTTTGTGGTCAAGTCGACAATTGCCGGTTGGTGCAGTTGGACGAACTACCAGACGCTTGCAGGCTCGTTCCTGCTCGTGTGCGACCTCGCCAACGGCTACATCGTCTACGACGGTAGCGCGAACACTTGGGCGGTCGGCGCGATCACTGGTCCGACGCCTTCCGAAGCGCTGCTCGACTTCGTGACGGTGTGGAAGAACCGCGTATGGCTCGTGCAGCAGGACACGGGCGCGGCGTGGTACCTGCCGGTCGGCACGGTCACGGGCGCGGCAAAGGAATTCAACTTCGGCAACAAGTTCAAGTACGGCGGCCATCTGAAGGGCTTGTGGAACTGGACTATCGACGGCGGCGAAGGCGTGGATGATTACCTTGTCGCGGTGGGCGCGGGCGGTGACTGCCTTGTGTACAAGGGCACCGATCCGGACACCGCTGGCGACTTCAACATGCAGGGTTCATTCTGGCTTGGCTCGTCGCCGCGTGGCCGACGCATCGCAGATGACTTTGGTGGCGACCTGTTGCTGCTTTGCACTAACGGACTCGTGCAGTTGTCGAAGCTCATTGGCGGCTTGCCTGTCACTGACGAGCAAGTCAGCGTCTCGCACAAAATCAACCCGCGACTGAATCAGTTCATGGATCGCACCTTGAACCAGTACGGCTGGGAAGTTCGCGCACACCCGCGCGAACAGTTGATCTTCGTGGCTACGCCAAAAGAGACGGGTTTCCCGCAGATGCAGTTCGTGTATCACACAGGCACCCGCGCGTGGTCGCAGTTCAACAATTTGCCGATGCTCACGGGCGAAGCGTTCAAAGGGCGCTTTTTTATTGGAACGCTTGATAACCGCGTATTTGTTTACGAGGGCAACGTCGATAACGTGCTGCTTGCCGACGACGGTGCGAGCGCGACGGCAATCGGCTGGGAGTCGCTGACGAGCTTCCAGTCTTACGGCGCGCCTGCGATATTTAAACGCGTGCAGATGATGCGCCCGCAGTTTGTCGGGCAGGAAGTGCCCGCGTTTTACATTCAGGCGAAGTACGACTTCGACATTTCCCCCATAGTTGGCGCGCCGGGTGCGTCGACCGCTTCGGGCGGCCTGTGGAACACGGCGCTGTGGGACGGCTCGCTGTGGGGTGGTGGCTTTGTCACCAACCAGACGCCGTGGGGCGGCAGCGGTGTCGGTCGACACGTCTCGGTCAACATGCGTGGACTCAGCAGCAACGAAACGATCCACGTCGGCACCGACGTGATGTTCGACACCGGAGGCATGCTGTGAAGCCACAGATCAAATTCCGCGCGATGGTGCCCTCAGATTACGAGGAGTTCACACGAGCAACCTCCTATTACCCCGGTCCTCAGTTCGGGGGCATCGTCGCGTGGTCCACTTCCGGCATCATGGGCATGGTCGGCCTCGACGCGTGGACGCCTGCAACCGTCAGCGTGCA